TAATCCTGGTTGTCTAGTTAATAGCTGAATCATATTCCGGATATTATCTGGGATATCTTTTACTGTGTCATCAATGTCGTACCAAAACTTAACTACATTTATAATTAACCTTCGTATGTCTGATGGAGTAGATGCATATCCACCTACATAATTATAAACATAAACTCTTTTCGTTAAAACATATTCGGTTGAAGATTCAATATCCTTTACCGGCCCAAACGGAAGCTCCCAATCTTCCAGCTTAGTTTCAGAGGTTACTTTTATATCCCTTTCCATAACTGACGTGTCTATTGCTTTTTCTACATACATACGAGCATCGGAAATTAACCTCTCTAGCTCGTTGTCTGCTGCAAGTCCTGTTATCTTTAAAGCAGCTTTAACCTCTGCCAAATCAACAGGTTCAATACTTATATCTGTTATAAATTCTATTTTCATATCTCAACGCATATTGGTTTAGTAATTACCTGACTTGTCAACACTACATGACCCTTTCTTGAAAGGTCGTAATAGGCATTGATAGGGATCTTTTTTATATCGCCAGTTTTGTACAACCTGCAATAATCTTTTAAAAACTCGACCTCCACCTTATGCATATTGCGATGTACTGTAAGATCAGACACCAGATCAACCTTTTCAAGCCGTTCTATTATATCATCAGGAATACCTATATCTCTTATTGTCTTGTCTGTTGAAAAAAAAGGACCTCGAGGATTATAAAAATGCCTTTTACGATTCAGAGACACTGTATTCACTCCTGTAGTAGCAAAACAAGCGTAATTATTTTCATCAACATATCTGTCGTTTATATAACCCATCATCCATGTGTGCATCCCTTTGTTTTTATGATTGTCAGGAATAGATCTTAACAATTCTGTCCTTATAGCAATGTTAAAGCCTGTTTTCCAAGAGCCAACAGCCATATAGTCATAAATAATAAGCGGGCCTCTCTTCAGTAAATAATGCCATGCAAATCGAGTATCATACCACGGCTTATCTCCAATCAGATCCATTGTTTTCTGAATCCTTAATGGATGCGTATAGTCGTCTGAGTCATGAAGTATTAGTACTTCCCCTGTCGCCTTGTCTGCTATCTGCTTCCACTTAGTTGATAAATCGACACGTACACCATTATTTATATAAATTATACGAATACATCCTGCTTTTTCAAGTCTTGACTTATATTCATTTATTCCTTTTATCCCAACCTCGTTATCGCTTGGACACTCATGTACTATATACTCCCATTTATAACTTGTTTTTTGTCTACACAAGCTTTCTATTGACAGCCAGAAAATATTTTTATTATTCCATGTCGGGGTTCCTATAGAGACAAATCCTTTTTGAATATCATTTGTCTTCATCTCAATAACTTTGTTTTCAATGTCAGGCACGCCACCATGATGATTCCTTTTGCCCTGTATCCCTGTCAATGTCTTATCAATCCACTTAACTTTTAACTTCTTTGATAATTCGTTTATGATATGATAGTCTCCGCACTTGATATCCATCCACGGAACAGGCAGATGACTTGAATGAAAAGCAACTCCAATACCACTTATCTGACCTCGCTTTATCTGCTTACCAAAATACTGATCGCTAGGTACTAAATTAGCACCTATCTTAACCCTCCACAGAAGCATAGTATTTTTATCAGTAGCCTCTCTCATTATTTCTTTTGCGGCATCAGGAAAAAGGAACTTATCATCATCATCAAGATACATCACCCATCCTGATTTTACTTCTTTTGCAAGATCATTCAAGTGAAGGTTCCACGGCAAGTATCTTCCTGTTTTAACTGTCAGCTTTATAGCCTTATGGTAATCACACTCAACTTCACTACCTACAATATGATTAATGTTTGCGTACGTCTGACTATCTACAGACTCTTTACACGCCATGAAGCTATTAGGCCTCTTAAAGGTACGTGTAAGCACATTTAAAGCATTTAAAGTCGGCTCCTCACTTATCCAATTATGGGATTTGTCGCTTAGCCTCATATTGCCTACTACATCCCTTCCTTTTTTGGTACGTGTTACTGAATTTTTATGTTGTACCCATTTAGCCATTCCGTCAGGCATCTTAAATACTTTTTCCCCTAGCTGGTATAATTGACCGTGTGAGCCTTTATAAACAGCGTTATAGGGATCATTCTGACAGAGAGTAGCAAACATTGAGATTCTCTGATCGTGATACTTAGCAATAGGTAAAACAGTATTACTATCCCAGTCTAATTTAATAGGCTGTGCATGAATAATGAAATCATTATACTCATCCTTATTTTGATTGTATATTCGTTGTATTTCCTCAATGTATTTAGGAGACACCCAATCATCAATATCTAATCGAGATTGTATATTCCATTGCTTTTCTAAAACTTCTTTTCTTAACTGAAAAATACCTCCTGTAAAAGCTGTAAAGTCAACACCTATTCTATTCTTTACGTGCTCAACATGACACTCTCTTATCAATAACCCAAACTCAAAGTCTTTACAAGTCTGCGATTTAATAGCAGGAATAAGAGTATTGACTGATACATCAAGATACTTATCAAGTAACTCCTTAGAGTCAAACCAAAGCCGGGTTATAAGAAGATGCTTCATCTTTTATTTAGTTCTTTTTTAGCTAGTTTTATTGCACTTATTCTGCTGTCAAAATTGGCTATATGTATTAACTCCTCAGCTGACAGGTCTGATATTACTTCTTTTAGCTTG